TAAGGTCGATACAGACGATGACCACAGATGCGTCGAAGCTTTTATAGATAGACAAACAGGTGATCTTTATAAACCAGCAAGTTGGAATAAGCCAGCTAAAGGTATTAGATTTAATTTATTAGACAAAGAGTCTTGCGAAAAACTTTTTAAAGTAGCAGACCCACATGGCGGCCATCTATATAGAAGATGACCAAAAAAGAATTTGACGAAGCAATAAGTAGGTTAAATGATCGTTACTTGATCGAAAACATGACCAATGAGTTATACCTACAGCTTCGCAAAACTATAGAAACAACTTACTTAAAATCAATTTACAAAAAATGAAACTACTTCCACAACAACTTTTAAAAAAGTTACCACCTCTTTATTCACAGCCAGCACACGAAGACCCAGAACAAGAAATGGTTTTTCACGTTAAGCTGTTTACACCATGGACAGATTGGACTTGGTACATAGCAGAATATGACCCTAAAGATGATATTGCTTGGGGTTATGTAATAGGTCTTGAAAAAGAATTTGGTACTTTTAGTATCGAAGAAATTAGAAACTTAAAAGGACCATTTGGTTTAAAAGTAGAAAGAGAAAAATGGTTTGAAAGTACTAAAGAAAAAGAGTTAATGGAAAATATTAGAAAAGGTATTTGTTAATGGAAGAGCCTTCAACAGATTTACCTTTATTTAAAGCAACCCATAAGAAAAGCAAGCTTGCCCAACAATGGGACGAATGTAAAGACAAACAACCAGACCTTTTGCCTAAGCTTGCCGAGATTGCTCGCAAGCTACAAGCAAGAGGTTATACGAAATATAGTATAAGTGGCTTGTTTCATATTCTTAGATGGGAAACAGATGAAACAACAGGCGATCTAGGTTTAAAAGTAAATAACAACCATCAGCCATTTGCTGCTCGTGAGTTAATGGAAATTTACCCAGAATTAAAAGGGTTCTTTAAAACAAGAGAACAAAAGCCAAAAGGTGTATGGGGTCAACTTTATTAACCCACATTACAAACCGGACATAGTAGGGGTAGCCAATAGGGAAATCCCAGACTATAATTGAAGTAAGGCGAGAGCCTACAACCCCCGATTCTTAAATGAAAAATTTATTTCTTTATCTAGTAATAGGCGGTATAACATATACCGCACTTACTTCAACACTACAAGACATGACCAAAGCAGATTGTCGTTCTGGTGTATTAGCAGCTTGCCAAGAGGTCGCAAAATGGTAAGAGATATGCAAAAGGTTCTTGAAACTTTAAAAGAGCAAGAAAAAACACAAGCTGTAAATAAGCTTGAAATTGTACGAGGTTGTATAGAACTTACAAACATAGTACAAGAGCTAGGCGAAAAGACAGGTATTACTTGTAATGCCTTAGATGAAAAAACTAACATCATCAAAGACTTTATCGTCAAGCAAGCAGAAAAAATTACCATGCTTGAACTTCGCATTGCAAACCTAGAGGACAAACTTAATGGCAACATTTAAACAAACTAGACTAAAGCACTATGTACACGCAGAGGTATACCATGATGACCCTGCGTATTCTGCTAGTGATCTGAAACTTATTACAAGCACTTGTCCGCAAGTGTTTTATCAAAGCAAGTACGAAAAAGTAAAGCTTGAACATGAACCAGCACTAAAAAAAGCTTTTAGAGTTGGCGAACTTTGTCACGCATTTACCTTAGAACCAGATAGAGCTAAACATTCTTATAGTGTTTGTCTTAATAGAGCAACAAAAGCTGGTAAGGTGCAAGCAGAGGAGATGGCGGCCAAAGGTATAGAACCTATTACAAGTCAAGAATATGAACTGGCATCTAGTATTGCTAATGCTGTACATACACACCCGATAGCAAAAAAACTTCTTTCTAAGGGCTATGCAGAACAAAGCTTTTGGAAAGATGATAAAGAAACTGGCCTTACTTGTAAAGCAAGATGCGACTTTATAAATGGCGATACTATTATCGACCTAAAAACAACTGGCGAGGGTAATGCAAGTCCTGACAAATTTATAAAGTCAGTTGCCAACTACCTTTACCACTTGCAAGCTGCTCATTACTTAGAAGTAATTGGTGCAAAGCGATTTGTATTTATAGCAGTTGAAAAAGTCTACCCATATGCCATAAGCATTACCGAGCTAGATGAAGAGGCACTTGCCGAAGGCAAACGTCTTAGACAAGCAGCCCTCAAACTTATTTCTAAATGCCATACAGATGCCCATTGGCATGGCTATGCAGAAGAAATCCAAACACTCAGCCTACCAAGTTGGGCATACAAAACAAACTAAAACAATGACAGAAACAAATCCAGACGCTGCGGTTGCAGCAGCTTTACAAAAAGCACAAGCAGAATTTCCAACAATGGGTAAGACCAAACAAGTTGGTGTAGGTTCTTTTGGTTACAGCTATTTACCTTTAGAGCAAATGCTTTCTTTGGTAACACCTGTACTTTTAAAGAATGGCCTTTGTATCTCGCAAGGCTTTGGCTATAGCCCTACAGGCGAAACTCTTATAGTTACAAGACTTATTCATAAAAGTGGTGGCATGATTAAAAGCGAACTGCCAATATTTTTATCAGAAAAAGATATGGCTAACCCTAAGAAAAACCAAACTCATAACTGGGGTGGTGCAGTTACATACCAAAGAAGATACAGCATTAAGTTGATCTTAGGTCTTGAAACAGATATGGATTTTAATATGGAAGATGAAAAAGAAGTACAAGAAAAAAAGATTAACAAAGGCGAGGTTATAGAAACTTTGCGAGAACAAGTCAAAGAAATATCAAATACATCTGATACAGATAAAACTTTTGGCCTTGCAAAAAATGCAATACTAAATGCAAAAAGCAAAGAACAATTAACAGATCATCAAAAAAACATTGCAACTCGTTTTGCACAAGGTAAACTAACTATTACACAAAAAGAGCAATTAGAAACTCTTATTGTTAACAAGATAAAGGTGCTTAAGTAATGGAACAAGACCAGCCTTTTCTATCAACCAAAGACCTCGCAGAACGATATGGTATTACCCAAAGAACCATAAAGAAGTGGCGAACAAGTACAAGGCGAGGTAAAGCAGAAGGTCCAGAGTGGTATTCAGTACCACGACAGGCAACTGCTTTGGGTTCTCCCCTTATCAGATACCCACTTCCACAAGTACTTGCTTGGGAAGAAACAAACTCAATTATTCCTATTAAATCTTTTTAATTATGGCCTACGAAAACCTTTTCACAGGGCGTCTTGTCCTCTTTGAAAATAACGACAAAAAATCAGAAAAGTCACCAGACTTTGGTGGCAATATTGAATTTACTTTATCAGATGCCATGGCACTTACAGAGTGGATTACAGCACAAGAAGGCGAGGACAACTATGCTGGCGAAAAAGTTGTAAAGATACCAGTAAGTGCTTGGAACAGAATGTCTGGGAATGGTAAATCTTTTATATCAGGGTCAATTTCTGTATTGAAAAAAGAAAAAGAGGAATTACCTTTTTAATTATGCCAAAAATACTTCGCAAAGTTTCTAATCCAGAATTACCGCTTAATGTCGCAGTATTTCAAGACCATCTCGCACTTGGTCTTGATTGCTTTGAACTAGATTGGTTTGATTTTGCACCAATGACTTGTAAACACAATGAATATGGTGACGGCATAGCTTTTTCGCAATACGACAAATACCATATAGACCACTGCAAAGCAGAATACTGTTTAATTGTCTCGGATGGTGGTTTACATATGCCAGATAAAAAACTAATGCCTTTTAGTAACGAGCAACCCCCAACAAAAATGGCCTTGCTGGTTTTATCAGCAATGGTTATACAAGAACCTCTTAATTTTAAATGCCCAGAATGCGACTAGATTTTACAAACAAAGCACTTGAGGATTGGATAAAACTTTGTCCTTTTCCAATAACAGTACAACAAGCGGTAACACAACCAAAAGCTTGTAAACACATAACAATAGATGTAACTATTGAAGCAAGTAAAACAAAGCCAAATCCAGACTTTGTTGCATCAGATCAACAACAGTTTCTTGAGTTGAGATATTACAACATAGATAAACAACTCAAACAACTTACGGAACAAAGATTTAAAGAGGACAATCCTCTTATACAAAGAAAAATATCAAAACAGATTCATGCTTTGTTTGATGAAAGACACGAAATCGAAAAACAGTTAGATGTTCAAGAAAAATCGTAGAAAACTTGTGGTCGATTATGCCGACCTAATGGGCAAGACAGTTAAACGTACCTTTGATGGTGCGAAGTTTAAATGCGTAACTATTCGATATGCAAAAAATACAGAAATTTTGTATGTAAGTATTTTGCGTTGTTATGACTTTGACCATATTGACAATGCAGATGAATATGCCTGCGCAGTAGCAAATAAAGCTATTTTTATTGATTGGGACGATTTTTTTCTAAATTATGAATTTACAGAAAAAGAATGCGAAACAATCTCTGGTAACAACTTTTCAAATAACCTGATAAAGGCTAACTGGAGCCACATAAAAAAAGTATTTGTAAAAGATTTTCAAGACGGTTCGCATGGGAAAAAGAATTGATTTAAAAGACTTACAACAGTACATTGATGATAAAGGATTTATCGTACAAAACCATTGTTGGAAATGTCAGAAAATTAGTTATCGAAGTGAAAAAGATGCAAAAACAGTTTCATCTGATATGTTTAGACTTGGTAAAGGCCATACCTACGCATATGCTTGTCCAAAGGGTAATGGTTGGCATTTAACTTCTAAAAAACCAAGAAGTGCTAATTGTCCTAGACAAAAAAAACAATGTAAATCAACACGACAAAGTAAACCAGAAAGGAGGCGACAATGAGTAATTCTTTAAAATTAAAAAGATTAAGAGAAATAAGGCGTAAAAACCTTGAAAAAAATTTATTAGATGTTGAACTAAAAGGGTATGACCATTATGTTTTTATGAACGATAGAAACAAAGCACAGGTCGTAAGTAAAGATGGTGCATGGGTTACTGAACATATAAGAACAGCAATCCTTAAATTTAATTATGAAATAGATAAACTTGAAAAGCTTAAGGTTAAGGATTTTACAGCTATTGAGGTTATCGAATATGAAAAAACTTTTTTATCGGATTAGTTTTTTTTTCTTTTCTTATTTCTTTAACTACAAGATTTGCTTCAAGTTCAACCAATCTACCTAATAAAGAAGCAAGAAAAACATCTTGATTCATTTGGTGTCTTACTAAATGTGTACAGTATCTTTTAATATTGTCGTAATCCTCACTCTGCATAATTTCTCGGCAACGCATTTCAACAGATAGTTGCAACTCTGGTGGTGCTTCCTCTATCTCTATGTTGAGAAATTTTTTTAGGTTCATTTGTCTGGAAATAGTTGTTTTTCAAGAATGTCAACAGCCCTATCATCAAGAGTATTAGTAGTTTGTTTACAAATACTTCTTAGTAAATCAACAACCAATCTCTTTACAGCAGTGGTTGTAAAAAAGGTCATTAAGATTGGCCTTAAAATTTTTAACATAATGTTAAATTTGTGTTACTTTCCAAACATAACAAAAAATGCTACATTTGGCACATGGCTGTTTGTTAAGCAGTGGTCAATGCTTAGAGATACCCACAAGCAGCTTTTTTTTATATGGAAGATCAAGAACCAAGTAAAGTTGAAACTATTGTGAAAGTTTGCGTACTTTTGTGGTCGGCAACACTACTCAGCCTGTCTTATTACGAACCGCCATCTGGGAAAAAGATTGTAGATTTTGATCCGACATTTATTGCAAGTATTTTTTCAGCTAGTACTGCATCACTAGGGTTTTCAATAAAAAAGAAAAAAGATACTATAGTAGATAATA